CTTTCCATCTCGTACCCGTAAAAAGGGTGAGACTTGTACACTACCCCCGGAGTGCAGCAATCAAGGCTTTTGCCGTCAGGTTGCATAGCGTTACGTTTGGATGTTGACCAACTGAACCCGGCATCGCCACCCCATAAGTCCCAAGCAACACGCCCCGGTGAAGGGAAACCGTCTTCACCAGCGTTGAAGCCTTCGGCTTTCTTGTCTACCTCATGACGGGAAAAGAAAGAGTACATCCGAAGTATCGTGTCATCTGAAAGTTGTTCCCTATTCACGATCTGGTTTGCCCTTGCAAGCCCTATCCGGGTCCCGCCATCAAAGCCCTCGGCTTTCCAGTCAAGCGCCCTTTGTGCAGCAGTCCGCATTGCTTCGGTTGGTCGTGCCTTTACATCGTAACTGCGTACTGCTGAAGCATCAAAGCCATTACCACTTTGTACGGGTATAGCCGTTGGGTGTAGCTGCCCTTCATCTTCCGGCACGGCTTCAAGCCCCGCTATACGCTTGGCTTCAGCTCGATCAATAATGCCAGCCTTGTACAACCGCTCTGCACGCTCTGCCTCAGCTGCAAGGTCATCAGCCAATGCCCGTACGGTTTCTAAGTCGTACTGAATGAAGTCACCCTCTTGGGTCTCTGGGTACTCCGGCAGGAGGTCAGCGGTGATAGCGTCGGCAAGGGTACGTAGCAAAGGAACCATACCGTCTTCCCAAGCCGCTTGCTGAGCGCGCTCATAATTACTGTATGTAGACCGTTCGAGACCCGAACCAAGCCCCAAGACCATTGGGTTGATACCAAGGGCAGAACAGATACGCTCCTCCGGTACACGCCTAACGGAATCCAAAGCAAGCTCGGAAGGGGTCAAAGATACACGATCAAGTTTATACGCACCGGTCATCACCACGATGCCGCCACTACCGTCCCCGGTAAGGTCTTCGTGCAGTTGTCTTTTAACCTGCCGGGCATCATCGATGCTAATGTCTACGGTTTGGTCTTTTGCATCAGGACCAACGATAAGCGATGGCATAGCGCCGTTAGCAAGCAAACCATAAGCAGTTGTGCTGGCTGTATTGTCGGTAGCAATCTCACGCAGTACAGCCATGACAGGAGACCTACCCAAGCGGATATCTTGCGGGTCTCGGTTGTACCTTATGTGGATGATGTCAGAAACGGGTATGTCAAAAGAGCGACCATCAGTGGTGTAAACGTAATGGGTTAGCGGGTTCGTGCCATTACCAACCGGTCTAACCATGTCCTGCGGCAGAAACTGTAGAGCGGTCACTACACCACGGGTTGTGCTGCGAATCTTGCGTAGGTACGTGTTGCCAAATAATTTATAATCTTGAATGACCCAGCCCCAAAATAGAGACCCCATAATCATTGGGTCTGGTTGAGCCATAAGCTTGATAACCGGGTGGTCTTCGATAGGCTCGGCTTGCTGGCTATCTACTGGTCTGTAGTACTTCGCTGTGGCCTGTGGGTAGTTCCGAACGTACCAGTCAATGGCAGATGCTACGATGCCATTCAGCCCAAGGTCACCGGCTATGCGTGACCAGTCTTTGGTTGATCCGGGAAGCGCACGACGTAGCAATGTCTGCAGCTGACCTGAGCCGTACCCGGTAAGGTAGATGTCCCGCGACTGGCTGAGTGGCAGCGGGAGTGCTTGTGTCGGGTTAGCTGCGGCTTTGCGTCCGAGGAATCGATCAAATATACCCATGCCCTAGTATCCCACAGAAACAAAAAAGCCCCCTTGCGGGGGCCTGTGGTGGTTTGTAGGTTTAGATTGTCGATATTGCGATGCGGGCCATCTTTGCGTACTCAGGTTCTAGATCTGTTACAACTTCACCGGTTGCTACATTGACATACAACTTTGCGTTGATGATGCGTCCGGCTTTACTGTTGCTGATTCGCTCGCCGTTCAATGTAACATTACGCAGTGAGCCAGTTTTGTAACATTCAACTTCAAGTCCAAGAATCTGTTGAGGTTTGAAGTAAACCCGGTGATTGGTACCGCCGGTCCACTCCTTGCCGCCTGCCTCTACCAACTTTGTAATCATGTCCATTGTCTTATCTCCCCTTGATTATCTTTTCTTTTTCACCATGTAGGCTTTTGCGGTAGCAATGCGTACAGTGCGATTCCATCCCTCAACCCACACATGATTCTGATCGATTTTTACAATCGGGCCTTGAATAGCGCATTGCTGTTCTGCAGCTACGCCTAACTCGTTTGTCATAATCCGAGCATAGAAACCACCAGCCATCTCGCCAAGTTGTGGTCTGAACATATTGATTTTCATGTCCCGATTATATACTTAGATTGTATATATTGCAAAGATATAAACTACACGGCACCCCAGCCCTTGCGTTGTCCGATCACCTGCCAAGCGTAGGCCATTGCGTCTACAACGTCATCATGCCTACCAACAGGGAAGGATAGCAACTCATCCTGCCAGTACGGTGGCAACCCGTCAACGTGTACAACCTGCCCTTGCTCGTACCGGGCTTCCAGTGGTCCAAAGCGGGTCACTTTGTCACGGTCTGGTCTGATGCCCCGTATCGGTAACTTAGTGCGCCTCATGAGCTCTTGCACGACAGCGGCTTGGTATTGCACCTGCTCGATGCCAATCATGGTAGGTTTCCACTTCTCCGCCATCATCTCGATGAACCGCAGTACGCTTGCAAAGTCGGCACGGGTACGGTTGACATCGAGTACATAAATAGTCCCGTCATCATCACGGGCTAAAGCAACCACGGCTGTATAGTCTGCCTCTGCCTTGGTACTGATGGCAAGGTCAACGCCAAGGTACACCGGCAAGCCTTCAGGGGCATCACCAAAGCGTAGCCATTCACGCTTGATACGAGCACCAGCTGCATCAACGAACTCTGCTAAGTACTCTTGGCGGAAGGCTATGCTAGGCAAGGATTCACCAGCCTTCTCAACCTCAGCTGCATCTATCCAAGGGTTAGCCGTGGTCGGCATCTGCCAACTCATCCAGTCTGGATCTACGGCAGCCATGGCGTGTAGGGTCTTGAAATAGTTACTACCCTTGGGAGTGCTTAAGAAGAAAGCATCTCCCCGGTAGTCTGTAAGTGTTGGTCGTATGGCTTCGGTCCACGCTTGCTCTAGATGCCGTGCCATTGCCGCTTCGTCAATGATAACCCGCTTGTATTTACGACCACGGGCAACCGTACTAGGGTCATCAAGTGTCCAATAGTCAATAGCCGCTCCGGTTATGAGTTCAATGCGTGGTGCAGGTGTTTGTACAGCCCTCCGGATGACAGGAGCATATATCCTTTTGTGGTCGTTGTATGCCTCTTCCAGCAAGCGGTACGTAGGAGCAAACCAAGCACACGGCAGTCCGTGCTGGAGTACCGGATCCGATAGAAGATTCCCACCAAGCGTTGTTTTGCCGAACCTACGCCCACAAGCAAGAACATTGAACCGCTTGGCTTCCCGCAAGATTACCTGCTGGGCTTCGTGTGGCTTTGGTAATACCAGCCGGATATCAGGCAAGAGGTTTGTCCGAATACTCCACGATCACCTTTACCGGGCTACCGTCTGCCCCGGTCTGCTCTACCCTTGATGACCAGTCGGCCTTGTGCTTACGTTCAAGCCACCATGCGGCAGCCTGCCAAGTGCTATCAGCTGCTTTCTGGATGATGGCAACGTTCCGCACTTCGGCATCACCCTCTGCTTTTTCTATAGCATCCGCAAAATGCGAATTAGATTTTAACCAGTGGGCTAGTGTGTCTTGTGAGATACCGGCATAGGCACAGGAAGCCCGGCGGGTATTCCCTGCCCTTAGAGCCTGTGTGATCCGCTGTACTACGTCTTCGTTGTACTTAGTTGGTCTACCTGCCATCATTAGCCTCCCGGAGCGTATCGGTCAGACTTGCGCTGCCTTCTTCTGGCTGGAAGCCAGACGCATCACTATCAATGCTTGATACGCACGTTTTACCTTTATACATGGAGGCACCAAGGCGTGCGATTTCAGTATACGGTAACACCGGCACTGTTAGCCGTGATGTCCATTCTGGATCTATAAACTTGACGTACCGCATCATGTAACCAGATATGAATTTTGCACCACGCTGTTTCCAATATTGTCTATTTTCAACCGGGTGATTATCTAAAGTTTTTCCTGCAACAATACGGCCATCAGGTAGCTGTAGCATCTGCGTATTTTGTTTCACCGCTGTAAGTAAAAAGCCAGCAGCTCGATATATTGTTCCGTCACCGCATTGGCAGCCATCAGCAAATGAGATAATCCACTTCACTTGCGGAGCGTGTTTTTTGATTAGTTTGCAAGCTATCGCTAAGCATCTAGATTCTGCGTTTCTTGGCAATACGTCATCAAACGCCATGCGGTTTAGTTCTAAGAAGTTATGAAAACCAGTGCCGGTGACAAGGTTTGATGTTTTGTGTTTGTCAATGCTTGGTCCAAACTGCATCACGCCATGCAATGCACCAGCATAATAAGCGCCTATGTGCAGTTGACTGTTTTGCGTTACCTTGCCACTGTAATGATTCTTGCAGACAAAGGCGTTTGCAGTTTTAGAATCAAGTGGCTTTAGCGTTATATCCTTAACGTCCATTTAGGTAGACCTCAGCGATGTGGGCAATAGCGTTGCCGTTAGAGTTTGTATTGTCAGGATGTTCCTGCATTTCACCCTTAGCCCGATCAATTGCATTGTTGATCGTCTCGCACTGTTCATCATGAACAATAAAGGTCATCTGCCGGATAGGTTCCCGGTCTTCTTCCGGCACTTTGTCAAAACCATCTGCCCATTCGTTGTCATCTGGTGGCGTAAGGCTGTCAATCAAAGCATCAAGGTCAGCTGCACCGTACCCTGTACCATCAAGCCCAACGGGCGTGTTAGCAAGCTCAGCAAGAATATCGGTAATCTTGGTCGTGTCATCTTGCCCGATACGGGTAGTGCGGTTGTCAACAACCAGAATGCGCAGCTCTTCCTCTGGGGTAACGTCAACCCATTGAACAGGTACGGTTTGCCAGCCTAAAGCCTTGGCAGCCATGACCCTATGATTCCCCGCTAGGATGTGCTTAGTACCCGTGTTGACAACCACAGACCCGTACCAACCATTGACAGCTAGACTGGTCTTGATGGCTTCAATATCACCATGGTTGGCATTGCGTGGGTGGTGCTTGAGCAGATCTATCGCAACCTGCTCAATACCTTTGTTTATTACTCTACTCATCTAGATTCTTTCTGATTTCCGCGCTGGTAGCCCAAAGCATAGCCGCCCGCATCTTTTCTTTGCTGATGCCCTGAGCCTTAGCCCTACGCTTGACATCAGCATACAACCAGCGGTTATACAGTTCGTTGTACACAGCCAAGCACCCAGCACCCACCAAAGCACCAATGGCAAATGGAATCATTTGGTAACCTCCCCGGTTCTTGGATCAAGTACAACTACTGCCCAGTCGGTAGCAAACAAATCACCGGGTGACAATGTCAACTCGTCCATCTGCCTTACGGCTTCCCCGGTTGTATGGACTTCAAAGGCATTCCAGAGTTCCGAGTACCGCAAGAATACTTGCCCTCCCCAGTCTTGCCGCCATACGGCATTACCGCCACCAGCCATCAATGCTTGAATCACTTCCCCAAATCTCATTTTATTACTCCCATCGTGATCGGCAGGTGTTCAGCCATCAAAGCCTTGATGGACTCTGCTATCTCCCTGTGTTCTAGTTGGGTATCTTCCTGCGTTCGTAGCTGCACGTAGTGAATCCAAGACCGGATGCTACCGCTCATGTACAAGGTCGTTGGACAGCAAAGCGGTAGAACCATTCTTGCAGTCTCCGGAGCGATGCCTGCCTTGATTAGTTTGTTGTAAGTCCAGTAACTGCGGGATACAGCCAGTTCGGCATCTAAGATGACTCCCTGCATCTCGGTATCCAACTCTGCCCGCTCTGGCATCGGTTGTGAGCTTTGCCGGTTAGTTGTACCAGCAAGCCGCATCTGCCCCAGAATGGGGAAGTCATGCACCTCTGCGTACCGTTGGCTGAACTCTTGGAAACTGAAGGAACGATGCCGCAGTATCTGCGGAGCGATAGCCCTAGTGGTTTTGATTTCTACGCACATAGATGCCATCTCAAAGATTGACCAATGCCCGTGTTTGATGCAGTAAGAGAGCAACCGGGCTACGTCTGGGTTATCTTGATTGGCTGGGTTGCTGACCCTTGCGCAGTATCCGATGACCTGCTCCGCTTCCGGTGTGATCCAGATTAGCTTTGTCATCCGTTGTATATCTCCCAGTCAAAAGCCAGTACATCAGCACTACCGAATGACGCTACCCGGCTGTAGTGCCGGTTACCAGCGCCATCAATGAGGTATAGGCATATCTTGCCATCAACGATTTGAAGGAACCAAGCGGCAGCGTGTCTGCGTACCGTCATGCCAGCCCGCAAGCGTTCCAGAGCGGAAGGAAAGCCACCGCCGCTAAGGTTCATCCGCTGGGCTTCGATGCTCTTCAGCTGTTCTTCAGTCCGTTCCTTGATCCACCGATTGACGGTAGTGTGCTGGAAACCTACAGCCCTTGCCGCTTCGTGGCATCGCATACCTTCAGCTACGAGTGTTTCGTACCTATCTAACAGATGCTGCCGCTTAGCGCGGTTTGCAATCACCGATTCGTTTGGTCTACCTGCCATTATTTATCTCCTCGGCTTCCTTGGCTACACGATCAGCAAAGGCCACGTCCTTAGTAGCGGCATAAGCCATATACCAGAGCGCCTTGATGCTGTCATCGGTAGGGCTACCTTTGTGCGGGACCCGCTGTAGGTACTTGACAACGTTCCCAGCTGCAAAGTCTAACCCCCAGTCATCGATGACGCTGAGGGCCTGAATCTTTGTAGTCCGGTAATGACCGGTCAATAGTCTAGAATCTCCCATCCATCACACAAAACGAAATCCTGAAGAATGCTGTTTTGTGTAAGGATGTGTGCTTCTTTATTGTCGAGGGTGATTTTGTCGGCTACCACTTCGATGTAACGTCCTTCAGCCCAAACAACGCATCGAACCTTGCTCCCAAGGCGTAGTGCCTTGAGAGCTTCGGTTGCTGTGCATGGTGTTACTGTCATACGGTTACCAACACAGGCTGATGATTCATCATCTTGTCGATTTCGTATGCCACAGCCCAAATGTCAGCAATAACATCAGCTACCTTCAAGTCATTTACCCAGAATGGATTCTGTAAAGTGTAGCCAACGTATTTGCAATCGTGAATACCCGTATCATCGCCAGTAAGAGTAATCAGAAGATGTAGATCACCTTTGTGCATATAGATTTCTGTATGGTCGCTTGATACCTGAATCAGTAACGGAACATCGATAACTGCAAACGGGTCATTGCTTCTGTCGATAGCACGTCGTGCCATATCCTTGATGGCTTCCGTTAGTGATTGATTAGTTTGTTTCATTGTTTTATCTCCCAAGAATGGCAGGAGCCGTAGCCCCTGCCTTTTCATTATTCCCGTTTTTACTCGCCTTCAAACGGGTCTGCGATGTCATCAACCGGTACGGCTTTTCGTAATGGCTTTGTAGCTGCAACCTTTACCGGCTTTACGGTTTCGATAACGTTGGTCATCTCACCATTCATTTTCTGGCGGGTGCCTACCACTACTTGCCATGACTTGGCTTTGAGCGCTTCGATGTCAAGCTCGGCAAATTGTTGGTTGGTCATGCGTCCAACCATGCCATCGAGCAAGATTGTAAGTTTGGCTTTTTCGTTGCCGTAGTAGGTCTTGGTGTATGCCATGAAGCGGAAGGGCTGGCCATCATCGTCACCGACTTCCGTTGATTCAAACACCCACTTAAAGTTGGGTTCAAGTACGTTAGGGTCATCAAAACTTTTACCCTGTACCGCTTCGCAATCGATCAAAGCACAGATGTAAATACCTTGCTCGGCTACACTGTACTTCTTGCCGCCACCTTCCGAGAACTTCCCGTGTTGTGCAAAAAATCCCATATCGTCTCCTTGGGCTACCGCCCGGTCATTGGCCCTATTGCCAGTTCAATATATACCATACCGGTATAAAGTGCCAAACATTATTTATGGCAGTACATAGTTGCCGCCTCCACCGAATAATGGGCATCGGTATGCCCGCCTTATGCGGGCG